ACCGGGGAGGGCATCCGTCGGACATCTCAAACCTGCAGCTGGCTCACTGGATTTCCAACCGGCAGAAATCAAACAAGCTGATAGAGTCAAAGAAAAGTAGCAAGGACGAGGTTGTAACGAACCGGATGCTCCCCCAGTCGCGTGACTGGAAGAAATATCGAGCGGGGCAGCAGTGATGAAAGAGGGGGGCATACCTCCCTCCACGGGGTGCACTCTGTAGTTCACGCCGTCACTGGGAACATTTTCTCACGAAAATTGAAAGGAGCAAAAACAGACATGGATAATCTGAGAGGTATCGGATACCTTCAAACCAAATTAGCACAGAAAAGGCCGAGAGTGCTGCTCAGATACGAGTACTACGAGATGAAAAACGCAGTGAAAGACTTTCAGATCAGCGTCCCTCCGCAATTTGCTTTCCTGAAGGAGACACTCGGATGGTGCGGGAAGGCGGCGGATTCACTGGCAGACAGGCTCGTGTTCCGGGAGTTTACAGACGACAACTTTGCGATAAATGAAATCTATGAAATGAACAGCAAGGACGTCCTGTTTGATTCGGCGGTCTTGTCGGCGTCAATCAGCTCATGCTGCTTTATTTACATATCAGCGGACGAAACAGGATATCCGAGGCTACAGGTGATTGACGGAGGCAATGCGACAGGAATCATCGATCCTATCACAATGATGCTAAAAGAAGGATATGCCGTATTACAGAGAGACGACAATGGCTCGGCCGTAAAAGAGGCATATTTCACTCCGGGAAACACGAAAATCATAGAAAAAGGCAAACAGCCGTATGACATTGAGAATATGGCACCGTATCCACTCCTGGTACCGGTTATTCTACGGCCGGATGCGGTTAGACCATTCGGGCATTCCAGAATATCAAGGGCATGCATGGGTATCATGCAGCAGGCTCTGAGAACATTGAGGCGGGTGGAAGTGAGTGCAGAATTTTACTCATTTCCACAGAAATACGTGACAGGATTGAGCCAGGATGCGGAGAGGATGGACAAGTGGAAAGCGACATACTCCTCATTCATGCAATTTGACAAGGACGAAGATGGAACCATCCCACAAGTCGGACAGTTCACGCAGCAGTCAATGAGCCCTTACGTGGATCAGATCAGGATGCTGGCCGGGCTCTTCTCCGGAGAAACAGGATTGACACTGGATGATCTGGGATTTCCATCTGACAATCCGTCATCTGCAGAGGCAATCAAGGCAACACACGAAACATTAAGGCTGACAGCGAGAAAAGCACAGAGAACATTCGGAGTCGGATTTCTGAATGCAGGATATCTCGCAGCATGTATCAGAGATGATTACGGATATCAACGGCAGCAGGTATATCTGACAAGACCGAAGTGGGAGCCGGTATTCGAGCCGGACGCAGCAATGCTCTCATCAATCGGAGACGGAGCTATAAAAATAAACCAGGCAATAGAGGGATATTTCGGAAAGAGCAACCTGAGAGACCTGACGGGAATAGAGGCGGAGGAATAAGATGGCACAGGACATTGTACCGGAGCTCTTGCAGAAGATACAGGACGATTTCCAGAAAGCAGTATCAGCTGATGAGAACATCCGGAAGTTTTTGAAAAAAATAAGAGACGGCACCGCAACCATGGACGAGACCTCACTGTTCGCAAGAAATCTCGGAGACATCCTGGCGGAAATCCTGAAGAAAGACATCACGCAGGATGTACTGCCAGATGGCCGGATGTATTACAACATCGCAGAACGAACCATCAAGCCGGCGCTTATGAAAAATTATGAGCTGACCAATGAGGCGGCGAAGGTGGTGCAGAAAGCCATAGACCAGGAGAACGGAATCGGATTGAATGCAATGAGCGGAACATTTCCGGATGAGCGAGTAGAAACACTTGTCAGTGCAATCAGCGAGGAAGGGATCGAGTGGGAGGAAGTGGAGAGAAGAATGGACGAGCCGGTCCGGAACATTTCTCAGAGTTTTTTGGATGATTTTATAGCCATGAATGCGAAATTCAGATACAGAGAAGGAATGGATGTGGTGATTGTCAGAAAGCTGCAGGGAGGAGCATGTGCGTGGTGCAGAAATCTGGCCGGAGCGTATGGATACGAAGATGTGCCAGCTGATGTGTACAGGCGGCATGATAACTGCAGATGTACAGTCACATACAAGTCCGGTAAATATCGGGAAAACGTGTGGACAAAAAAGAACTGGACGGCGGACGACAAAGAACTTGAAAAGCGGAGAAATTTAAGGCTCGGGCTAACAAGGAGAACAAGGGAGCAGGCGAGGCAGAAAGAAAAAGAATTAAAAGAACGTAAATAGCACAGAGAAGAGTGGAGGATGGACATGGCAGAGTTAGGCCGACAGACTCCCACTCAATCGGTGGTTATCCACTACGAGAAAACAAGGGGACAAGAAGCTATTGATCTTTACAATTCCACCAGCCGACAGGCGCAGGAATGGCAGCAGTTGCTTCTGTACGACATCCTGGCAGTCAATGAGGATGGACTGTGGACACATTCAAAATTCGGATACTCGGTACCGAGACGAAACGGAAAGAACGAGATTGTAGCCATCAGGGAAATGTTCGGGCTGAAGGATGACGAGCACATCCTGCACACGGCACATCGAACAACAACGAGCAGAGCTGCATGGGAGCGCTTGAAGAAATTATTGGAAGATGCAGGAATACCATACAAGGCAACCGGAGCTATCGGAATGGAGAGCATCCGACTGATTGACGGAAAAGGAAGGATTGACTTCCGCACACGTTCATCAAAGGGAGGCCTCGGAGAAGGATTCGACCTCCTGATTATCGATGAGGCTCAGGAGTATCAGGACGACCAGGAGACGGCGCTGAAGTATGTAGTATCGGACAGCAAAAACCCACAGACGATTTTTTGCGGAACGCCTCCGACTCCGGTATCATCAGGCACCGTGTTCATGAAACTCAGGGACGCAGTACTGCAAGGCACATCGGTAGACACCGGATGGGCCGAGTGGTCCGTAGAACAGCAGACAGATCCACATGACAAAGCCGCATGGTACGAAACGAATCCATCGCTCGGAACCATTCTGACAGAGAGGAAAATCATGGCGGAAATCGGCTCAGATGACCTGGATTTCAACATCCAGCGTCTGGGGTACTGGATTCGCTACAACTTGCAGTCAGCGATAAGCAGAGCAGAGTGGGAAGAGCTGGCAGCGAAAAAGCTGCCGAAGCTGGAGAGCAAGCTATATGTAGGAATCAAATACGGACACGACGGAACAAACGTATCTCTCGCCATTGCTGCAAAGGCAGCAGGCGGAAAGATATTCGTGGAAGTGGTAGATTGCAGACCGACACGGGCCGGAAATGACTGGATTCTGGAATTTTTATCACAGGCTGATGTGGGAAAGGTCGTCATAGATGGAGCAAACGGTCAACAGTTGCTGGCCGGAGAAATGAAGGAGGAAAAACTAAAAGCTCCAATTTTGCCGACGGTAAAAGAGATCATAGTGGCAAATGCAGCATTTGAACAGAGGCTATATGCAAAAACTCTCTGTCACATGAACCAGCCATCACTCACAAGGTCTGTGAGTAACTGTGAGAAGAGAGCAATCGGATCAAATGGAGGATTCGGGTATAGGTCCATCAACGATACGATAGATGTGTCATTGATGGACAGCGTGATTCTGGCGAGCTGGATATGCGGGGAAAGTAAAGAAAAGAAAAAGCAAAAAATCAGCTACTAATCGCCTAAGGCGTTAGTAAATAAATTACCGATACCACCGGGTTAAGTGGGGAAAGGAGCTCGAAATGAGTGAATTTAATGTAATTGAAACACAGGAGCAGTTTGATAAAGCAATCGGCGAAAGAATCAAGAGAGAGCAGGAGACCATAAGAAAGCAGTATGAGGGATACCTTTCACATGACGAGGCGGCAAAGAAGTATGAGGGATACCTCTCACCTGACGAGGTGAAAAAGCAGTACGAAGGATTCCTCTCTCCGGATGAGGTTGCAAAGAAGGACGCAGCGCTGAAAAAATACGAGACCGACTCGGTAAAAACGAGAGTAGCGCTGGAAGCAGGACTCCCTTACGAGATGGCAGCGAGGCTGTCGGGAGAAGATGAGGAGAGTATCAAGAAAGACGCCGAAGCAATGGCGAAACTGTTCGCAGGAAGACGACAGCCGACACCGCCACTGGCAGATCCGGAGGCAGGAGCGGCAAGTAAAAACGCAGCAATGAAAAAATTGCTGACAGGATTAACAGGAAAAGGAGAGTAAACAATGGCCGAAGTATTAAGCAAGGGAACATTATTCCCAGAGGAACTGGTAAGTGATTTATACAACAAGGTAAAAGGAAAGTCATCCATCGCCGCCCTGCACGCACAGGAGCCGATTTCATTCAACGGAAACGAGATCATGACATTTTCCATGGATGCAGAGGTGGATCTCGTGGCTGAAAATGGAAAGAGAAGCGCAGGAGGAGTGACGGTTGAACCCGTGAAGGTAGCACCACTCCTGATCGAATACGGTGCAAGAGTATCCAATGAATTTATGTATGCATCCGAGGAGAAAAAGCTGGAAATCCTCAAAGCGTTCAACGATGGATTTGCTATGAAGGCAGCAAGAGGCCTTGATATCATGGCAATGCACGGAGTAAATCCGAGAACCGGAGTGGCCTCTTCCCTGATTGGAACAAACAGCTTTGACACAATCGGCGTCACAGGAATTGACTACGATGCAGCAGCTCCTGACAGATGTATCGAGGATGCAGTATCTGCACTCGATACGGTAGACTCTGATATGTCCGGAATGGCAATCTCTAAAGATATGAGAAGCGCACTGGCAAAGCAGACAGACAAGGCGGGAGCGAAGCTCTATCCTCAGCTTGCATGGGGATCCAATCCGGGAACAATTAACGGCTGCCAGGTGGAAGTAAACTCCACAGTATCATTCGGGACATCGAAGGATAAGGCAATTCTGGGAGACTTTCAGAGAGCATTTAAGTGGGGCTATGCGAAACAGGTAACACTGGAGGTTATTCCTTACGGCGATCCGGATAACAGCGGAAAAGATCTGCAGGGATACGGCCAGGTATATCTGAGAGCACAGACATACATCGGATTCGGAATCCTTGACAAGACAGCCTTTTCCATCATCAAGTCTGCAACGTAAGGAAGAGCCCGTGAAAAGATATCGGAATATTGACACCGGAGCAATGATCGAAACACATAACACTATCCGGGGAGAAAAATGGCGGGAGGAAAAAACTCCCGCCGTCTCGCCGGTTAAGAACCAGGCAAAGAAAAAGACGGTGAAAAAGGAATGAACGTATACGCCACAACCGACGACATGACTATGTTATGGAGAGCAATGACTCCAGAGGAAACCCAGAGGGCAGAGGCGCTGCTTCCAATCGTGTCAGCGTCTCTACGGACGGAAGCGAAAAAAGTAGGAAAGAATCTGGACGAAATGATAAACGCAGATGAAGACCTTGCCATGGTGGCAAAATCCGTGACCGTGGATGTGACAGCGAGGACGCTGATGACATCCACAGACCAGGAACCGATGACACAAGCATCAGAGTCGGCCCTGGGATACACGGCAAGCGCCACATTCCTGATTCCGGGAGGCGGACTCTTCATCAAGCGGTCAGAACTGGCCAGACTCGGGCTGAGAAGACAAAAATATGGAGCAGTGGAAATATATGAGTCTGATAAAAGGAATAACAATCAATCTGTATGAGAAAAAGCAGATCGGAACAGATGGATTTAATCGTCCAATATACGAAGAAACATCGGTGAAGGTTGACAATGTTCTGGTGGCGCCTGCATCCTCTGACGATGTGACAGCACAAAATAACCTATCAGGGAAGAAAGCGATGTATTCACTGGCAATACCAAAAGGAGATACGCATGACTGGGAAAACCGGACGGTCGAGTTTTTTGGGCAAAAATGGGAGACAATCGGAATCCCGCTGGAAGGAATCGAGCAGCTCATTCCACTCGGATGGAATAAAAAGGTGACGGTGGGAAGATATGGCGAAAAAGGTAACAGTTAAGCTAAACAGAGCAGGGGTAAGAGAAATGCTGAAGTCACAAGAGATGCAGAATATTTGTGCAGAACATGCATCAGCTGTCATGCAGAGGTGTGGAACAGGGTATGAAATGGATACATATGTCGGACAAAACCGTGTAAATGCACAGGTAACAGCCAACACGTACCAAGCAAAAGCGGATTGCATGAGAAACAACACCTTACTCAAAGCACTGAGGTAGAAAAATGATCGAAACGGTAGTACTTAATTTTCTTAACAGCAATATGAGCGTACCTGCTTACATGGAAGAACCAGAAGAACAGCCGGAGAAATACCTGCTCATCGAAAAAACATCCGGAGGAAAAAGAGACGGATTGCAGACGGCGACTCTGACGATACAGTCCTATGCCCCAACTCTGGAGCAGGCAGCAGAACTGAACGAGGAAATGAAGAGCGTTATGGAGGAAATCGAAAACCAGAATCCGGTAAGCAGGGCGGCACTCAACACAGATTACAATTACACGGACACAGCCACAAAAAGATATAGATACCAGGCTGTGTATGATTTTATTTATTATTAACAGGAGGAAAAAGATGTCAGATACAAAAAATGTAACGACAGGCAAGCCTAAAAAAGGTGGGGCAATCTTCAGAGCACCACTCGGTACTACGTTACCGGTAGATGCAAAGTCGGCTCTGGATCCGGCATTCAAGAGCCTGGGATACTGCTCCGAGGACGGGCTTGTGAATAGCAATTCGCCGGAGAATGACCAGGTGAAAGCATGGGGCGGAGACACCGTGCTCGACACACAGACCGACAAGCCGGACACTTTCCAGTTTACACTCATCGAAGCGATGAATGTGGAAGTCCTGAAAGCTGTCTACGGTAATGCTAATGTGACAGGAGAGCTGGACAAAGGAATAGCAATCAAGGCAAACAGCGACGAACAGGACTATTGTGCATGGGTTGTCGATATGATCCTGAAGGGCGGAGTCCTGAAAAGAATCTGCATCCCGAGCGCAAAGGTCACAGAAGTAGGAGATATTACCTATACAGACGGTGATCCGGTAGGATACGAGACCACAATCAGCGCCGTACCGGATACGGACGGACAGACACACTATGAATACATTGTGAAAGGATCAGGTGAATAGCATGAAGACGATAGAATTGAAAAACGGACTGAAGCTCGAGATGGATGAGAATACCATGGATAACATGGAGCTTGTGGATACCTTGGCAGAGGCGGCAGACGACGATCCTCTTGCAGTGTCCAGAATGGTAAAGCTGGTACTTGGAACGAAAGGACGCAAAAAGTTATATGATTCTTTGCGGACCGAAGACGGCAGAGTGCCCGTCGCAGCAGTGAGCGATGCGATAAAAGAGATTTTTGAAGCGTTCGGAGAAAAAGGAAAAAACTGATAACCCTCGCCGGCATGATGGCGACAGACAGAACAGCCCTGATCTGTGATTTGGCTGAAACATACGGAGTATTAAATTATAGAGAGCTGCCAGTGGAAACACTGGCGGCTCTTTCTGCTGGGTTGAGGGAAAATTCAAGGATAAAGATGAAGCTGGCAGGGATAAAGGTGGAATCAGACATCATGCTCCTGGCGGCAGCAGTAGACCGGCTCACATGGATTGCATGGACAAAGACAAAAGACGCAGAAAAGGGATTGAATAGGCCGAAGTCAATCCTGGCATCGATTACAGGAGAAAAAGCGGAAAGCAATATCATGGCATTCGACACGGCTGAAGAATTTGAGGCGGAGCGAGAAAAAATCATAGGAAAGGGGTAAAAAATGGCAAGCGGCACAGAATTAGCGAAAGCCTATGTCCAGATTATCCCATCCGCAGAGGGCATCAAGGGAAAAATCACAGAAGCGCTCGGAGGCGAGGCAGCATCGGCTGGACAATCTGCAGGAAAGAGCATCGGAGGAAACCTGGTCGGGACGCTAAAGAAGGCTCTTGTGGCAGCAGGAATCGGCACAGCAATCAAGGAAAGCATTGAAGAGGGAGCCGCCCTGGAGCAGAGCATCGGCGGTATAGAAACTCTGTTCAAGGACAGTGCAGATACGATAAAGCAGTACGCCTCTGATGCGTACAAGACAGCTGGAATGTCTGCAAATGAGTACATGGAGACAGCCACCGGGTTCGCTGCATCATTACTGCAGGGGCTCGGAGGAAACACGGCGAAAGCGGCGGACATTGCAAATATGTCCATCACGGACATGTCAGACAATGCGAACAAGATGGGTACCGATATGGAGTCCATCAAAAACGCATACGCAGGATTCTCAAAGCAGAATTACACAATGCTGGACAACCTGAAACTCGGGTACGGAGGAACGAAGTCCGAGATGGAGAGATTGCTGGCAGACGCTCAGAAGCTCTCCGGAGTCGAGTATAACATCGACAACCTGTCGGATGTGTACAGTGCAATCCATGTGATACAGGAAGACCTTGATATTACAGGAACGACAGCGAAAGAGGCGGCGAGCACATTGTCAGGCTCACTGTCCTCAATGAAAGCGGCATTCACGAATGTACTCGGAAACCTTGCACTCGGCGAGGATATAGGCCCATCACTGGAAGCTCTGACGGATACAGTATTTACATTCCTGACAGGGAATCTGATTCCGATGGTGGCAAATGTCATCAGAGGAGCTCCACAGCTGCTGTCTGGAGTACTGACCGGAGCAATCCGGATGCTGAATATAGCATCAAACAATGCGGATGAAATCGTACAAAGCGGCATAGAAATCATATCGGAGCTGGCGAATGGGATACTGGCAGCAGCCCCGTATTTGATAGAGGCGGCAATCAGGCTTGTAGCATCACTCGGAAACGCACTCATCAATGCTGACTGGGTGACAATAGCAAACAACTTCATAACCACGTTGCGAGACAACATGGACATCGCAGCGGGTGAAATTTTAGGGACAGACGGGAACATAATCCAGTCTGTTTTTTCGTCCATAACAGAAAAACTGCCGGAAGTGCTGAACAAGGGAGTGGAAATCATCAGCAATCTGGCACTCGGAATCTTGCAGAACCTGCCCACTATCATCTCATCCATGGGAACGATACTGACACAGCTGGTGGCGTTTATTCTGCAGAATCTGCCTACTATCTTAGAGGCTGGAGTTACGCTCATCAGCAATCTGGCACTTGGAATTTTGCAGAATCTGCCAGAAATAATAGCGTCAATCTACAAGGTACTGATCAATCTGGTAGCGACTATCATGGAGTACCTGCCTACTATTTTGCAGACAGGAATCAAACTGATTGCGCAGCTGGCAGCAGGACTGATACAGGCAATTCCTCAGCTTGTGGCGAAAATCCCGAGCATAATAGCAGAGGTAAGGTCAGCATTCCTGTCATATGACTGGCTGAGTCTTGGATCAAATATCATCGCCGGAATAGCAGACGGAATCAAGGCGGGAGTCTCTACTATTGTAGATGCAGCGAAGAATGCAGCAAAAGCAGCGCTCGATGCGGCAAAGGACTTTCTGGGAATAGCGAGCCCGTCAAAGGTAATGAAGAAAGAAGTGGGACGATGGATACCGGCCGGAATGGCAGAGGGAATCGTCGAGAACACGAAGCCAGTGACCGATGCAATGAAACAGCTGGCTAAAGAAACGGCAGGAACACTGCAGACAGACCTCGAAGTCGGTTTGAACCATGGACAGAGAAAGCTGAACCAGGCGACAGAACAGGGACAAGATACGGCAGCAGGCGGTTACAACCAGACAGTAAACATCTACAGCCCACAGGAGCTGTCACCGTCAGAAGTGGCGAGACAGACGAGAAACGCCACAAAAAATATGGTGCTGGCACTGAGAAAGGGGTAAGAAATGGCAAGATCTATAATTTGCAAAAATGAGGATGGCATGGAGGTATCTTTCACAGATACCTTCAGCCCGTTCTTGCTGGAGGATTGCGATGGCATCTATACAGTAAAAAATACAGTTACAACATCGGAGAATACTATGACCGACGGAGCTACATATCAGGGAAGCACGACTCAGATGAGAAATATTGTGCTAACACTGAGAGATCATCCAAAGGCAGACCATCAGGAAAACAGGACATTGCTTTATAACCTTTTCAAGCCGAAGTCAGCAGGAACACTGATATATCTAGAGAACGCAAAGGCGGAGAACAGATCCATAGAGTACTATGTGGAATCTATAGACATAGATGGAGAAAAAAGAGCAAGGCAGGCAACGATAAGCCTGCTATGTCCTGATCCGTTTTTTGTGGCTCCGAGCGATATCACAGTAACGATGGCCGGATGGATATCATATTTTGAATTTGCGCATGAATTTCCACCGGAAGGAGAAGAACTCGAGGCAAGAGTAGAGGAAAAGCTGAAGACTATCGACAATACATCTGCAGCAGACAATATAGGCATGACAATCGTGATCCAGGCAGCGGGAGCAGTAACAAACCCATCCATCTACCATGTGGAGCAGGGAGAGCAGATCACTGTGGGGACTTCAGGAAAGCCTCTGCATCTGGTGGCGGGTGACGAGGTGACTATTACAACAGGCACCAATAATAAACACGTATATCTGACGCATGAAGGAGTAAAAACGGAAATCAACGAGTATCTTTCAGAGGATTCTGAGTTCATCCAGTTGGAGCACGGAAAGAATACTATAGGATACTCAGCAACAGCAGGAGAGAACTACATGACGGTTCAGATTTCATACCGGTATAGATATCTGGGGGTGTGATATGGAAATACGATTTTATAACAGAGAAATGGATTTCCTGGGAGTGATGGAGAACCAGACATCACTCCTCTGGCGCCGCCGGTATAACGAGCCTGGAGAGTTTGAATTGTACGCTCCGATAACAGACGACAACCTGAAGCTCACGGAAAAGACGAATCTGATCTGGATGAGAGGATGCGACGAGGCGGGCGTGATAGAGGACAGGAAACTGGAAGAAAGCGATACAAAGAACGAAATCACAGCAAAAGGCCGGTTCATTTCGTCATATATGGACAGGCGGCTCATCAAGGATACGGTAAACTTCACGGGAAAGGTGGAGGTAGCCATGAGACAGCTCCTGAGCGGCGCTGTGCCGATTCCACGAGTGCAACTCGGAGAACTGCAGGGATTCGAGGAACTGGTCGATTTTCAGGCCACATACAAGAATCTGCTGGACTACGAGGAGAAGTTGGCAAAGAGCGCCGGACTTGGATTCCGCTTCCGGCCAGATTTCGACGAAAAGGTCATATACTTTGAAGTTTACAAAGGGGTAGACAGGACAACATCCCAGGGAGTGAACAACAGAGTCACGTTCTCGGAGAGCTACAACAACCTGAATAATACCATATACCGGGAGAATGACCAACTGCTGAAAACAGTGGCGTATGTGGGAGGCGAAGGAGAAGGAAGCGCAAGAACCATCGTAAAGGTCGGAGATGCGACAGGATTGGACCTCAGAGAGGTTTTTGTGGACGCAAAGGACATCAGACAGGATGAACTGAGCGCAGACCAGTACAAGGCGGCTCTGACCACGAGAGGCCAGGAGAAACTGGCAGAGGACATCGTATCGAGGTCGTTTGAGTGCGACACCGGAGCAGATGTGAATTATAGGTACAAAACAAATTATGACCTGGGCGACATTGTGACTGTAAAGAAAAAAGCCTGGGGAATCACACAGGACCAACGAATGACAGAGGTTCAGGAAATTTATGAATATGGAGGAAGGAGGATCCAGCCGACTTTCGGAGACAGTCTGCCGGAGTCGATAGACTGGAGCGACACATAACATGGCAAGTGGACTTGAACATGCTTTTTTCTATGCCAGCGAGAACCATGACCGCATATATAATGCGGCAAGTTTTGAATACTGGTTGAAAAAATTTTTTACTACGGGAGTGTTCACCGGAGACCTGCAGGTCACAGCAAACGATGACATGACGGTATCTCTGGCCGGAGGATATGCGAACGTAGACGGAAAAGTGAAATTTTTCGAGCAGAGTCAGAAGCTGCAGCTGGAGACAGCACATGCAACTTATGACAGGATTGACAGCATCGTGATTGAAAGAAACGACTCCGACCGGGATGTGAATGCAAAAGTAGTCACGGGAGGATATTCCAGCAATCCGACACCGCTGGTACCGGTGCGGGAGAATGGAGTGTATCAGCTCGTGGTGGCACAGATCAGCGTGGTACATGGAGCCGTCAAGATTACACAGGCGGACATTACAGACACGAGAACAGACACGGAGCTGTGCGGAGTGGTGGTCGGAACGGTTCAGGAAATGGATTTCAGTCAGTTCTCTGCTCAGTTTGACAGTTATTTTGAGAACTACAAAAAAGCAGTATATGAGGAATTTGTAGCGTTTCGGAACGATGTGGCAAGGCTGGAAAGCGAAGGACAGACAGCATATGAGGCATTCGTAGCGGCACTGAACGAAAAGGATACGGAGTTTTCCACACTATTTACCACGTGGTTCGACAGTATGAAGGGACAGCTGTCTGAAGATGCAGCAGGGAATCTACAAAACGAAGTGGACGACATCAACGATGGAGTATCCTCGAAGACGCAGACAAAGACCACGACCTTCCCGGCAGACGGAAGTATCGTGGAAACACTTGCAGATGGACGGATAAAGACCACGACCTTCCCGGCAGACGGAAGCATCGTGGAAACACTTACGAAGGCATCCGGAGAGGTAATCTGGAAGAATGTCACCACATTCGGGACAGATGGAAGCATAAAGGAGGAAAAAGTAAATGGCTGATTTGGTATATAAGGCGCACAGAGACGAAGGAGGCTGGGGTATCGCGCCACCAGATCCGTCGTTTCTGGTAATCAACGGAGACGAAGAGGTTACTTTACAGTGGGAAGTGGACGAGAAAACCTCAGTGAACGGACAGACCATCTGCCACAGCAAGGGCGTCATGATTCGGAGATCGACGGAAAAGACTCCGGAGACAGAACTGGAGGGAGAGCTTGTTATCAACTCGGCAGAGCTGAAAGGGAGCTACACAGACACAGGGCTGTCAAACGGAACAACGTACTACTACAAGGCTTTTCCGTATTCTGACCATTATGTCTACAACAGAGGAGCATCAAATATCGGGCAAGCTACACCGTCACACACAGCAAAGGTCATCATCATATACAAAGCACTGGAAGCCGTTGGGGGAAGCATTGAAGCAAAAAAAGGCAGCCTGACACATACGGCGACAGTAAACAGCCAGGGTATGGCATCCTTTGAGCTGGAGGAGGTTGGAACGTGGAGAGTCGGAGGCCAGAAGGTCACAGTGAGCAATCTTGGCGAGATGATAACACTCAACGAGATGCTTTTCGGATACGACTGGACACTGGCAGAGGCAAACACAGAAAGCAATATCACATATCCGGCAGGAGTAGACAATGCAGAGTATGAAGGTGTACCGGTGCGTGGAGCAGATGCGTCTATCGATATCGGAGACTGGCAGCAGTTCCACGACTGGCTTGGAATCAGACCGGTCATGCTGGGGTTTGACGGAGAAGTGCTTCAGGAACTGAACGCAAAGAACCAGACACTCACAGCGACAGGAGCATCTTCCAGTGTGGCAGATCAGAGCGTGAATGCGAACGCCATGGTGGAATTTCCGAAAAGATACTTCAAGCGGTGGACAGACGAGGAAGGAGTCGCACATTTTAGAGTATCAAGACTGAAGCTTGGAGCAGACTGGAAGTGTTATCCCTGGATGTACGGAGACACGGAAGCGACAGCGTTTGAGAATGATGCGATATATCTGCCGATGTTTGAAGGTTCCTCCATATCGTCAAAAGTGAGGTCGGTGTCGGGGAAAACGCCGATGAATACGCAAACAGGAGCCACAGAGTGGACGCAGATACAGGCTCTCGGAAGCGGATGGATATTCGATGATTATTGCGACGCCGCAATGATTATCGACTACATGTTTATGATGGGAAAATCCACGGATGTACAGGCGCACTGGGGAAACGGTCACTATACAGGAGGAAGCCAGGCATCACATCTGCACAAAACAGGCTCACTGGTAACTTATGGACCATATTATGGCGGAAATGGGAACACGAACATGAAATTCATGTGGTTAGAAAACTGGATCGGTGATAGGTGGGAGAGAACATTCGGAGTCTGGTTCATTAACAGCATTCTTTATGTGAAAGATTTTGCCCCTTATACGGTGAACGGTGATGTGACGAACTACAAGAACCTGGGGAGAGGAATCGGAGGAACATCTGGAGGATACATTTCAGAAGTGACTTATGATGAGCACGGTATGATTCCAAAGACGGCAGCAGGCGCACAGAACAAGTACGTGCCGGATGGATGCTGGTTCGCTAACGGAACGAATTTCCTGATTCGGAGTGCGTCTTGCGACTACTCGTTTCGTGTCGGCGCAGCCTTTGGCGTGGCCAGTCCGTTCTCGGACTCGAATTGGGGCATCGGCCCGTCGCCTGCTTATAAAAATACCCAGGCAGGAGCGTAGCGACAGGGGGGACCGGGGGATCGCCCCCGATAAACCTGGAACAAATACAAAAGTAAATAATCAAGGAGGAAAATCTAAGGGGCTTGTCGGAGCGGTGCCTTTCGTCCTGATCCGGAGTGCGACAGCCCCATATCAGTCTGCACGGGTGATATCAAAGTGGATTCGGAAGGATAAGAAAGGAACGAAGTACTGCCTGCAGATGGACCTGCACCATTGCTATCCGTCAGTAGACCAGGAGGTATTGATTCGGATGTATCACAGAATCATCAAGGACGATGATTTCAATATCGAAAATGATAAGGTGATACGTGCGACAGACGAGGGACTTGCCATAGGAGCTCCGACATCGTTCTGGCATCTGCATTTCCTACTCACTCCATTCGACCACTGGTTAGTGACACAGGACGGAGTAGAGCACTATCTGAGGCATGCAGACGATATCATTGTGTTCGGTTCAAACAAGAAAAAGCTGCACAAGGTTGAGCGTGATGCGATGGAATACATCCGAGAAAACCTGCACATGGAAGTGAACCATAGCCACCAGGTTTTTCCACTGGAATGGAAGGACAAGAAAGGCAAAAAGCACGGACGACCGCTCGATGTATGCGGATATCTGTTTTATAAAGACAGGACCATACTCAGAGAGGCGAGAATGCTGGGGATAACCAGGAAGGCAGCGAGAATCGGAAAGAAAGAAAAGCCAACCGTTAAGGATGCAAGACAGATGACCTCACAGATGGGATGGCTGAATCACAGCGATACATACAATATGTATCTCGAAAAAGTAAAGCCGTCCGTATCAAAAAGGCGCATGAGGAAAATCATCAGCAAGCACCAGCGCCGAGAAAATGAAAGGAGAAGACAATGCGGTATAAAACAATCGAGAGCTACCAGGCGGAGAGACCGTCAGAGGTAGACACTACATCCAGCAAGACGACAGTCTACATTCGGAAGAATATCCGGAGCGTAAAAAATGCAGAGGATGATGGTACCCACTGGAAAATGGAAGAGGCGGAGCTGACGCAGGAAGAATATTCCGTTATGAAATCAGCGGTATATGGAGACCTCAGAGCTCGGCTGGACGCACAGGACGAGACACAGGCAGATATCCTCCTGGGACAGGCAGAGATTCAGGAGGCACAGAACAGCCAGGACGAAACACTTGCAAACATTTTGCTGAATCAGATGGAGGGAGTAAACAATGAGCAGACTTTATAAAACGGTGAAAAGATACTACGACAAAGGAATCTATGACAAGGAGAATGTAGCCACATTCGTCCGGGCAGGAAAGCTCACGCCGGAAGAATATGAAATGATTACAGGAGAGGTATACGAGGAGTGAACAGTGACATGGCTAATCTGGAGATTATTGACATGCTATGCGAGATCAATTCGAGGCTCGCCTCTCTTGTAAGCAGGATGGCAACGGAGATCGAGCAGGCAAACATAGCGGACGAGGTGCAGAAAAGCATATTCCAAGAAAAAGAGCACTGTGAGGAGATGATGGATCTGGCCGAATACAAAATGAGGAGGATCATCGGTCATGAATGAGGTAGAACTGGCTGAGAAGCTATCGGACCATAAGCACCGGATCGGATCACTGGAGCACCGGATGGGAAAAGCAGAGAATCTGATTGAAGAAATCAGGAGCATGTCCTCATCCATCCAGCTACTGGCTCAGGAGGTCCAGAAGCAAGGGGAAAAAGTTGACAACCTTGTGGAAAAGGTGGAAAAGACAGAGGAAGCTCCGGCAAAAGCGTGGAGCAACCTGAAAACCGTAATTATCACAGCCATCGCTACAGGAATTATATCTGCAGCGATGACTGCAATTTTATCAATTATTTAAGGAGGATACGGAGATGAAAGGTATTAACTGGAAGAGAAAACTGACAAGCAGAAAGTTATGGACAGCAGTTGCGTCCTTTGTGTCCATGATGATTGTAGCAACGGGAGGAGCTGAGAACACCGCAACACAGGTCACAGCCCTCATCATGGCCGGAGCATCCGTGGTGGCATACATCATCGGAGAGGGGCTGACAGATTATGCAAACACCGGCACAGAGGATCAGGAAGATCAGGAGTAACAGAAGGGAGGTATCAGCCTCCCTTTTTGGGTATGAAAGGAGAAAAATATGAAAAAGCAACTTTTATATGACGGACCGGATATCTCGAAACATAACGGCCAGGTTAATATGAAGAAAGTCAGAGATGCAGGAGCAAAGAGAGTCGGCATCAGAGCGGGATACGGAAAGGGAAACGTAGATCAGAAGTATATCGCAAACGCTGAGGCATGTTTCAACCTGGATGTGGCACCACTTCTGTATTGGTTCAGCTATGCATACACAAAGGAAATGGCGAGAAATGAGGCACTGGAAGCGATTAAACAGGTGTCAAAGTACTGGAAGAGCTGTCCGATTGCCTTTGACTTTGAATATGATTCCGTGAACTACGCAAGAAAGAATGGAGTAGCAATCTCAAAGGACAAAGCGACAGAGTTCGCCATTGCGTTCCTGCAGGAGGTTAAAGATGCGGGATTCATTCCGGTGCTATACACCAACAAGGACTATGCAGACCGTTATTTCAGTATTTGCGACATCGCAACAGCACTCGGAGGCATATACATCTGGTACGCAAGATACACAGGACAACTCACGGGAGCAGAGGAAGGACTGGCCGATATCTGGCAATGCACATCATCCGGCTCCTGGCCGGGAATCAGTGGAAATGTCGATGTGAATCATTTCTATAGCGACCTGACCACAGAGAAAGCCGACAGGGAGCCGAAGGTCAACCTGAACATCCTGAGCTTCCAGGTCGCATGTAACAAGGACGGAATCAAGGGAGCGGACGGAAAAGCTCTCAAAGAGGACGGAATCGATGGAGCGAATACACAGCATGCAAGAAAAAGCATCAACCTGAAGGCGAAGAAAGTCGGATTCACATGGAAGGTGGGAAGCACTGGAGCTGTGGTGAAGTGGTGGCAGACACGCTGCAATGAAATCCTCGGACACAGCAACGACATTGATGGAAAATTCGGCAAGGAAACGCGAAAAGATACCATCCAGCTTCAGAAGCTGCTGAACCTTACACAGGACGGCGTGGCAGGATACAATTCTATTCAGGAAGTATTCTACAAATAGGAATACGAGGAAGAAAAAAGAAATAGTCAGACAATTATTTGATACGGGTGAGCGACAAAAATGCAGATACACATAGAAAAATAAGCAGACCTTACGCTATTGCGATGAACGCCCAGGGTATTGTTTAATAAGTACGAAAAAGGGGCTGTCGCACTAACGTGCGGCAGCTCATTTTATATAGTGCGCCTAGCGGCGCACGTTTCTAACGGGTTAAAGTCCCGAATCCGCCCGGTAG